GCCATTTCCTTGTTGGTGGAAAGCATACCGAGTGAGTCAAGCACAATGAGCAATGGTTTCTTTTCAGATTTCTTTTGCTCTCCGTATGCAGTGACAACAGAAATTACCTGATGACGAAACTCTTCTATGGTTCCGACAGGAATGATGGCAATACGCTTTGGGTCAATCCCTCGTTCTCGAACCATGTCTGAGGTAATAGCATGTTCAGTGTCAAAATAAAGCACGTTAGCATTAGGATTGTCGCTAAGAAACTTATGGACGATTCCAAGAGCAAAGAATGTCTTACCCGTAGCGGACTCGCCTGCCAACGCCGTGATCTTGTTATCCGGCAAACCGCCGTAAAGACTTCCTGATAAAAGTGCATTGAAGCAATAAGACCCAGTATTAATAAAAGATCTAACATCTGAAACCAGTCCTTCCTCTGCAATACCTGCATGTTCGTTCCCAGTCGCCTTTACCAATTCGTGAATGTTCATTATGTATCTTCCTTTATTAAGTCAATTAGAGCAATCAATCCGTTTCTCCGACTGCTTAGTTTTTCCATTGTTTCATATCTACAAAAAGAGTCTTTAACTGCTTCTTCTATTTTTGTATTTAACAGGTCTATCTCGTCCTTTGCGAGATCAATTATAGCATCAATTTGCGTTTGGTCAAGTTCTAATAGTTTAGAAGTCAAAACAAAACCGCCTTTCTTTCGTAGTGCCAATCTGTATGGGACAATATTACTGATAAAGGATCAATAAATGATGTCTGAAATTGTTTTCTATAATCGGCATATTTTAATAATTCAAATTCCGTGGGGGCAGACGCAGAAAAAGAAATCACATTACAACCAAAAGGATTTTGATCTTTGAGATTTACGAACTTAATCTTATCGCCCTCCTGAATCGAAACGTACTTTGATTCCAAACCCATTTCCTTAATAAAGTGGTTGTATACCAACGCACCCTTCACGGCGATGGGAGTAGATTTCTTCCAAATACTAGTTCCGTCTCGATACTTTTTCATATTGTTGCAACTTCGAGGGAAAGCAACATTTTCCACAGGCAATTTCATAAACTCGGATCGGAAGTCACTGACAAATTCAATGAGTTCATCTTCCGTTCCAGTCATGATCATATTGATCGCCTTCTTTAGTTTTTCTCTCACGATCTGTGGAGTGGAGGATCGTGTTGTCTCGATGCCCATGATTTTCATTTTGGGGGTGGCATACCGAATGCCCTCAGAATCATAAACATTCATCATGTATCTTTTCTTGGCAGTCCAAATCGCTTTGTCTGCGATACACTCTCGCTCCATGACCATTTTGTTTTCATACGCATTGGTCATTTCCGCCAGTTTATCATACTGCTTCTTGATGAACGGAAGAATTATTTCTTCCGCTGCTTTGTCGAGGAAGTCCACCACCTCCGACTTGGACTTACCACCACACACCTTGTCCACAAGATTGCCCAAACGAAGATATACAGAATCGGTATCACTTGCAACAACATAATCATAATCATCAGTGCCAACTGTCTTATTTAAAAACTCATTCAATTTGTTAGCAATCCACCTGATTGCCAACTGCCCTGAAAGTGTGATCGAAGTCGCTAGATCAACATCGTAGTACCGGAACCATTGATTACCGATAGCACCATAAGCAGAGTTCAACTGAATCTTGCGAACCAACTGAAAGTTATTGTATTTGGCAATCTGATTTTCCAAACCAGACTCACCCGCCTGCTGCCGCTTCTGGCAATCAATCATCTTCTTTTTGTACAACTTACGTTCTTTGTACATCTTTTCCATCAGTGCAGGAAGGAATCCTTGGACATCCTTTCGGTAGCAAGTCCCACTCGCCGCGACGGACATCCCCTTATTCTTTCTTTGTTCTAGTTGCTCAATACAACGCTCATCCAATTTAAGAATATTGTCCACTTTGATCCACTCACTAGTCCCACACTCTGCCTTTGTCTCTGGACTAATATTATATTGCATGATCAGGTGGGGATATAGACTGTTCAAGTCAAAGGAGAGAACCCAATCATGCATTCCTGTAATTGGTTCTTTTACATACGCACCAGCATATTGTTCACTCTTAGAACCACCACGCTTCATCGGAATTACAATACCTTCAGATCGCAGATGGTGATAAATGATTTGATCCCATGTACGAACCTGAGAAAAAACATCGACAAGATTCACTTTCGCGGTGTATGCTAAGGCAAGAGCGAGTTCCAAGAGTTTCATCTTCTCTTCAAGTTTCTCAATGAGAATGGTGTCCTGATAGTTGTACTGAACAAACTTGGAAAAGTCTTTCTTGTAAAAATCAGCGATACTATCATATTCATCATAAGACAACTTGCTCTCACCGAGTTCAACTGATGCGATATGATCTAGTTTGTATGATTCCTGATTAGTGTATGTGAATGTCTGGTAAAGATCCAGATAATCTAGAGTAGCAATTCCAGTAAGATCAAATGCAAGTTTTTCACCATGCATGGTCCGGACGTTCTGCTCACGAACATATCCCCAAGGAGAAAGTTTGTTCGCCTCCTTCTCCCCAAGAAGTTCACGCATTCTAGAATAAAGATACGCGATATCAAAGAACTTGACGTTCCACCCGGTTACGATGTCTGGGTCAAGGTCTTTCCAAACTTGTGTAAAATGTCGAAGAAGATCTGACTCATCATTAAAATGGTGACAATGGGCATTAGCATCATCAATAGTATAATCGCCAAGACCAAACACATGAGTTTCGCCACACACACGAATGGTAATAACAGTAACTTGCTCAATTGGATTAGAAACATCAGGGAAACCTCTTTCACATGTTGTCTCAATATCTAGGTAAGCAATACGAACAAGCGAAGGATCGTACTCGACTTCCTCCTTGAAAAGATCGCCAATGAATTGATAAACATAATCAGTGTTACCGTAGATCTCAAAACCAGAAACACCTTCGTACTGCTTGATGAAATCCCGACAATCTCGGATTGTCCCCGGACGAAACGGTTCAACCCAATTGCCATCCAGTGTTTTAAATTTAGTTGGTTCCGTGGACGGGACAAAGAGAGTGGGATTATAGTCCACACTCTCCTGTACCCGCTCACCTTTTCGGAATCCGCGATAGAGAACCTTGTTCCCTCTCAGCGAAACATTAGTGTAGAAACCCATATCAGGTATCCTTACAATAAAGACCTCGTTCAGTTCGACCCGACCAAGATTGATCGTTTCTACGATGTGCTTCCTGTTCCTCCACTAGTTCCTCTGTGTATTCTTTTGCATCTTTTTCCTTGGTATACGCTGCAAGGAGAACCATGTAATTAATTACATCAATAACGGTGTCCTTGAAACTTTCATCCTGCACATGCATCTTACCAGAATCAAGGAAGGATGACAAGCGACTCATCTTGTCGGTAATCCGAACCATAAATCCCTGCTCGGTGTCACAAATACCCATCGCTTCACATCTGGTAAAATTAGCAAATGGTTCTTGTCCATGATTGCCTGCATAATCTCTATTCTTTAAATTCATTAGATCTCTGCCTTCATTACAGAGTTGTTCATGAAACCGTAGTAGTTCGTCGCGTGTCATTGTTACCTTTCATTTTTTACCGGTGCTGCCCATGCCGCCATCCCGAGTGTCTAGTATAGCAGGTCTTGCGTCAATTTCAAGTAGTTCATAGTTTAAAATCTTTTCTAACATCATTTGTGCGATGCGTTCTCCATGTTCGATTTTATATGATTCTAAACTATCGTTTCTTAGCAAAACATATAGTTCCTCCCTATAGTCGTGATCAATAATCCCGACACAGTTTGCCAATGTTATTCCTTTTTTATATGATAACCCAGATCTTGCAAATACCTTTACAACATGTTGCTCAGGGATTTCTAAAACAATTCCAGTTGGAATTGCCATTCTTTGTCCGGGGTTAATGGTTAGTCCATCGGGACCAACGCAAGAATATAAATCATAACAAGCGGAACCAGCAGTCGCCTTCTTTGGTGCGACTGCTTGTGTAGTCATTTTATAAAAATTCAATTCAATCTCCTAGTTTAGTGTGTGTGACCTGACCAAAGTTGTAATTCAACTTCTGTATTTGAGGTAAATCCAAATTTCCCGGTTCCTCCACCATGAATATTTTCTATGGTCCAGTTTACATCCTGTGGGGTTTGCCATTTAAACTGCTCTTCATTGCCGGTGTCTTCTTGAACCGTGCAGTCATAGTATACATCATCAACCTTTGCTCTCAAGAAAGAATTTGGATATTGTTCAAAGAATGTTTCTGTGTTTGGTGGAGTGTTATTACCCCCCTCATACCCAGAACCAACTTCAACGCGGATTTCTGCTCTCGGTGATACACTGGAGATTGCCCGCATCACATCGTTTCCGTCATCACCAATGTAATAAGGATTAGACCAAGTACCTATATCCATATTCCACCACCGATTAGTTGAGTTCCACGAATCAAGTGTACCTTTGGCGTATGTTAAAAGAACGCCGAAGTCATCTCCTCGGTGAGCATAATATTGTATTTGATTTGGAACGGGAGCAGGGAATCTTCTGTGGGTTGCTATGTAATTTTGAACGATCTCTTCGTGAGACAATGCTCGATCATAAATTCTAACACAACCAATCTCACCGTGCCAATTTCTACCTATGTCACCATTGGACGCATATATTTCACCGATTCCTACTCGAAGATCTGCTGCAATTTCGGTAAGGTATTGTGCAGAAAGAGCAGCACATCCCCAATTCTTTTTTCCGGTTGGGATGTCTTCGACCCCATCAATAAATAATTTACCATCGTGAGTGCGTCCGCTGTTGTCACCTCCACAATCACCAGAACTGGGGAGGTTTGCTTGCGTATAAACAATATGTTGCCATTCGTTGCTCTGAACTTGTGCAGCAGATTCGTATTGAATAATTGGTTTTCCTGTTTGGACTGCACTCCCGTCACCAAATCCAACTATGATTATGTTTGTTACGCCGTCAACATGTGGGTATTTTGCAGGACCAGACTCTGCTGCATATCGCAAACTAAATACGGAGTCATTTCTATTTGCGGCAGCAGGATCAATTTGTCCAGCAATCATTCCACAACTAACACCAGTTGGACCTCTCAACTTCGACCAAACCTCTATCGTAAATTTTGTTAAATCATCTACCGCTCCGGTATTACCCATCGCAAAATGTTGGTCAGCAGATCCACCGCCACCGAAAGAAAATCCATGACCCGGAAGACCGTCAAACTCTGCGCCCGTTATAGTTGGATCGCTGGCATCACCAGCATAAGAAAGAGGAAACGGTGTATCGATTCCTGACCACGAAACTCCAGCACCAACATCACATGTTGAGGCAGAGCAATTAAACCCGACATCGTACCATGCGATCAGACCATCTCGAACGATGTTTGGTTGTATAGTAAATTGTTTTCTACTCACATTTTACCCCTGAGTAAATCCAACAGAGAATCTTAAATCTTTAGTAAGTGAAGTTGTTGTGATTCCAGAAACTCTAAACTCAAAAGTTCCCCCTTGGGCAATGGTTGGGTTTGAAAGAGATTCTGCAACATATCCAGTCACACCAACTGATATTCCTGCAATTTCATTTCCGCCTGCATGTAGAGTTGCAGTGACTCCATTGGGAGTCTCTCCTGCTATGACATAAAATTCAGTTATGGTTTTTGGTCTAATTGTTCGAGAGTCTAGGTGAACGGTATCGTTATTTGGGAATTCAATATGACCGTCATACGAACTAATTATTTCAGAAACACCACCGCCTGCTGATGACGCTATGGTGAAAGTTCCCCCACCATTGTCCGTGATGGTAATGTTATCACCTTCAACAAGACGCATAACACCGCGAGATGCTTGGTGTGTGCTATCCGGGAAGGTAATCCCTGCGGTATCCATTGAGATACCTGCCTCTGTTCCCAGAACAACATTGTCTATGAATACTTTATTGTTATCTATCTTTACTCTGCCGGGATTGCCAGATCCCTTTGATTGTATACTTACCTCGCTGGTGGCAAGATGTATTCGCGGCGGATCTGTTTGTTGATTGACAATAAGTCCACCGGTGGGTATCTTGATGGTGGTCGTTGGATTTTCACCGGGAGTCCCGGTGGGCAGATTAAGAACACCGTCTAGAGTCATTCCATCATCAGCGGAGATACCTCCCGATATCTCAACATCTCCTGAAATTTGAGCATCTGCACTAAGAATCCACGCTGAACTGGTTATCCTCCCTCTAGACGAACCGGAGGTTTTAAACCTAATCACATGATTTGATGTTAAATCAATTCCCGTGTCGTTTCCAAGATTATGATCAAAGAACTGTTTAGCATGAACTGTTCCTTCAAAACTTCCGGTAACCCCAGTAATACCGCCATCAAAAGACACACCCGCAACATGAATATTTGCGGTTGGATCAATACTAAATGTACCACCGGCAGGATCAAGTGTTACACCAGTTGATCCAACAT